ATAGATTAACACCTAAACAAAAGAAGTTCCTAGAAGTCTTTATCAAAAAGATGGGACACATAACAGATACTTGTAAAGAAGTTAAAATAGACAGAGGTACTTATTATGATTGGATGGAAAAAGAATTATTTAAAAGAAAGTTAGACGAAGAAATGGAACATTTTAACGACTCAGTTCAACGTAGAATATTAAAGTTAGCAATGAAAGACGACAGAGATATGTTAAAGTTCTGGGCTAAAAACTTAATGAAACACAGAGGATTCGTAGAAAAGACCGAACAATTAGTAGAACACAAAGGAATAGAACAATTAAAGGTAATAATTGAAAGAGTTGAACCAGATGTTGAAAATGTGAAGGAGGTGTTAAATAATGGGTAAGTGGAAAGAGTGGGAAACAATAACTACTATAAAAGTTGATAGAAAAGTATTATATAAATTGAATAAATTAAGAAAATCTAGGCGTGAGTCTTGGAGTGACATATTAGCTAGAAGTTTAATGATAAATAATAGTTTATGGAAGTATATTTTGTATAAATTTAGAAATAAGTCAAAGTAAGAAAATGGTGATTTACAGAAAATTTACAGACGAGGAGTTTTTAGAACTTTATAATTATGGATTGGGAGATTTAAAAATTTCTATAAAGTTAGATGTAGCACAAAATGCCGTATGGTCAAGAAGAACCAAATTGGGATTAATTGCTAATTATTTAAGAAAGGATGGAGAACCAAATTTAACAAAAAATACACTTTTAGATAGATATAAAGAAAGTAATAAAAGAAAAAGTGATAGACGTAGGTGGAAGATGGAGAATAGACCAGGGTTTAAAAAAGAATATATGGAAAAATGTTATAAATGGCAGAAAGAAAATCCAGAAAAATGGGAGATAATAAAAAAGAAAGGGAAAATTACATTTAATTTAAAAAATCCAAATTATTATTTCAATTATCATAGAAATCTAAATAATAAATGTTCAAAATGTGACAAAATTATAGATAATAGGTCAATTTATTGCAAATCTTGTTCTAATCGGGAACGTTATAAAGATAAACATGGAAGTAAGACTCAAACTTAGTTTAAAGCAAGACGAAGCGTTCACTATTCTACAAGACAAAGTAACAACCGAACTCTTTTTCGGTGGCGGGGCTGGAGGCGGTAAATCTTATTTAGGTTGTATATGGTTAGTATTCAGTTGTCTTGCTTATCCTGGAACAAGGTGGCTAATGGGTAGGGCAAGATTAAAAAGTCTTAAGGAGTCCACGTTTCTGTCGTTTCTAGCGGTACTCAAGGATTGGGGTCTAAAGAAAGACACAGATTGGAGATACAACGCAATGGAAGGGGTAGTCCACTTCACAAATGGAAGCTCAGTTTATCTTAAGGACCTTTTCTTATATCCTACTGACCCAGAGTTCGATTCACTAGGTAGCACAGAATTCACAGGTGCCTTCATGGATGAAGTGAGTGAGATAACAGAGAAAGCTAAAATGATTGTAATGAGTCGTTTAAGGTTCAAATTGGATGAATATAACCTAGTACCTAAACTACTTATGGCATCCAATCCGGCAAAGAATTGGGCATATAAGTCATTTTGGAGACCATGGACAGAAGATAAGTTAGAACCATATAGAATGTTTATACCAGCCCTAGTAGGCGACAACCCTTTTATGAGTAAGTATTATATTGAGAATCTACACAAGCTAGACAAGAACTCAAAAGAAAGGTTATTATTTGGTAATTGGAATTACTCTGATGATCCAAGTAAGTTATTCGAGTACGATAAAATACTGGACATCTTTACTAATGACTTGCTTATCCCGACTCATTGTGATAACTTCATAAGCTGTGATGTGGCTAGGTTTGGAAACGATAACACAGTAGCAATGGTATGGAGAGATTGGACTATCGTTAAAATAGTCAGTCTGCCAAAGAGTTCAATCAAAGAAGTAGTTGATTTACTAAATGATTTAGCCAGAGAACATCAAGTACCACACAGCAATATCGTAATAGATGAGGATGGAGTAGGCGGCGGAGTAGTAGACTATATGGAAAACTGTAAAGGCTTTGTTAATAACTCAAGCCCAGTAGAGACAGACTATACCAAACAAATACATAATTATCGTAACTTAAAGACTCAATGTTATTTTAAATTAGCAGAAAAAGTTAAGTTAGGACAGATTGCTTGCCCTGAAGTTCCACTTGAAATCAAGGAGGGTATTATAGCGGACTTGGAACAAATCTCTCAAAAGAATATAGACAGAGACGGGAAAATAGAATTGATTGGCAAGGACGAAATAAAGGAGAAGTTGGGGAGAAGCCCAGATTATTCAGATGCTATGATGATGCGGTGCGTATTCGATTTGAATGATTATTACTCGCCGCATATAGCTTAGGAAACAAATATATATAAAATAACTCAATATACTTAAACTATTTTTTATTAACTTATTTATGGATTTGAAGTCTAAAAAGAAAGGAGAGGTATCTTGCTATCTAGCAGTTACCGAAATAGAGTACGCAAATAGACAGAATATTCTAAGTGAAGCATTTAAAGGAGAATCCGAAGACACCAACGTGATGTTTCCAAAGGGGCTAGGCGCACAACATCCATTCGATTTCGAGCAAGTAGACAAGATAACAAACAATGTAGGAATAGCAAATGCAATTGTAGATAAGATTGTAGATAATATAATTGGAGATTTTACAATTAAAGTTAAAGATGAAAACTCTCAAGCAATCTTAGACGGATTTATAGACGACACAAATTTCAAGAGTAAGTTAAGGCCATGGATTAAAGAAGCAGTAAGCAAAGGTAATGGTTTCATGGAATTAGATTTAGAAGATATGAAGAATACTGAAAAGTTAAGAGTTTTGAATGCTAACAATATGTACGTCAGACGAACCAAAAAAGGAAAAGTTCTAGGTTACAATCAATATAGGGGCAAGTTAAAAATGTTTTCTCCTAAGACTAAACCAATACCATTTACTCCGAAGCAGATAGCACATTTAACAATAAATAAAACTCCAGGTGATCCATACGGGGTAGGATTTATTTGGCCCAATAGAGCCACAATAGAAAATTATGCAGGCAGTGAGTTAGATAGATGTAAGTTATTAAGTCGAAAGGCAGGAGCACCAATTCATGTAAAACTAGGAGTGCCTGGTCAAAAAATCAAGGCAGCAGACTTAGACCAATTTAAAACAGATTTACAATTCATGAACAACTCTACTGAGTGGGTAACAGACGCAAATGTAGAAATGAATTTAATTGATTTTGCTGGAGTAGCAGATAATCTAACAAAGGCAGCCGAGCATGACTTAGAGCAATTAGCATTAGGTATGAATTTACCTATGAGTATTCTAGGTATATCAAATAACCCAGAGGGAATGGCAAAGACCAACGACAAGGGTTGGTTAAGATTTACCCACTCACTTAGAACAATGATTGAGGAAATAATAGAAGACCAAATACTAAGGCCAGTATTACGAAACAATTCCCCTAAATTAGACGGCCAAGTAGAATTTATATGGGAATTGCCAGGTGAAGAAGAAAAAACAATCAGACTAACAACAATAAAAGATGCACTAGGCCTTTTTGATATTTCTCCAGAACTAAGAGCAGCTCTTGAAATAGAATACGCTGAAGTAATGGAATTAGATGTAGTGGACAAATTACCAACCCCAGAAGATGCTCGTAAAAAAGTAGACCAAGAAGAAGCCGAGTTAAAAAAAGAAGTAGATTTAGCAAGAAAAAATGAGGAGAATATAAAACAACCACAAGTTCCAGGGTCAGTTCCTCATGCTAATCAAAAAACTATTAGTTTACTTTCAGAAAAGTATAAATCTAAAATATATTTAGGAGAGTTAGTAAAATGACGAAAGGAGTTTATATAAGAACAAAACCAGCGTGGAATAAAGGAACTAAGGGTATTTGTAAGCCAAATAAGACTAGTTTTAAGAAAGGACAGGAGCAGATTTATGATTCTACCGGTGTTATTTTAACACAAAAACACAAGAATAAAATATCTAAAGCATTAAAAAAGAAGTGTAAAAATGGATATATGCCAAAGAATGTTGGATTAAAGGGAGAATTAAATACAAGTTGGAAAGGTGGAACCTCTTTTTTACCCTATAGCCCAGAATTTAATAATCAAATGAAACTATTTATTAAAGAAAGAGATGACTATTTATGCCAAGTATGTTTTAAAAAAGGAAAATGTGTCCATCATATAGATTATGATAAGTTGAATAGTAGCCCAAATAATTTAATTTTATTATGTCAGTCATGTCATAGTAAGACTAATTTCAATAGAGATAAATGGATGAGGTTTTTTACAAAATGAAATTAAAATGTGGTAATTGTAGACAGGTTGGAGAATTAATAGAATTTAATGAATTACATAATTCATTATATAGGTGTATGTATTGTGACAGTCTTAATTTTGTTCCAGGTGCAAAGAAAACAGCCAAGCAAACCGCCCAACAGAACATCAAGGAGTCAAAAAAGCCTGATTTAAACGTAAAATCAACCGCCCAACAGAAAAAAATAGAGTTAGTAAGTAAGTGTAAACCTACTCTAACAGATGCAGAAAAAGGAAACATGAAAATATCTCAGTATGTAAACGTTAAAGAGTTAGCCGGTTTTAATTATTCAGATTACTTGGTTAAGATACTACAAAACCTTAGAATAGATAAATTTGAAGAACTACTAGCTACTACTGAATTTCAATTAGCAGAAGGATTATTACCAAAAAGTGATGTAAGCAAATTAAGAATTATCCTCAAGGATGGCTTCAAGAAAAACAAAACAATCACTCAGATAGAAAAAGATATAGACCGTTCAATTAAGTTAAAAGATAGAGTAAAATTTAATGAAGACGGAACAAGTAAAGTAACACTATCCGCAAGTAAGCGACCAATTAACATAGCTCGAACCGAAACAGTAAGACTAGCAAACCAAGGACTAAAAGACTTATACGCAGAAAACAAAATTAAATCTTATAGATGGCTTACTGCACTAGACGAAAGAACTTGTCCTATCTGTGAAGGACTAGACGGTCAAGTATTCGAAACCCTTGACGGTCAAACAGGGGTAAATCTTCCTCCAGCTCACAGTATGTGCCGATGTTCTATAGTCGGACTAGTAGATTAAATGGTACAAATAACAGAAGATACTATTCCTATGTGTGCGAAATGTAAGGAACGTAAAGCTATTTGTTATATGAATCAAGTGTGGGTATGTGGTCAATGTATTCACGAGTTCACTCAAAAGCAAATTAAATTAAGACAGAAAGCATTTTTAGAAGGATGAGTATTTATTTAGATCCAGTCACAAAACAGAGGGTAACATATCAGCCAGGATGTGGAGACTTACAATACGCAGTAAAAAACGGTTCAGCAGTTAGTACTCAAGTAATCCCAAAAATAGGCCTAAGTGCCGCACAACAAATGAATCTAGGTCGGTCTAATGCACTACAAGGAACAATCCCTGGATTAATGGGCAATCGAGAATATCAAGAAGGAATAACAGGAGAAAACAAACAAACCACTACTAGACATAAAATATTCAGGAGAGTTGAAGTATAATG